TTTCAATCAATGCCTCAAGGATGTCGAGATCATCATCCGATCCATAGATCACAACCGGAACATCGGCCAGGCCGACGCGTTGCGCGGCAATCAGGCGGCGGTGTCCACTGATGATCGTCCCATCGTGGGCAATCAGTAACGGATTGAGTATGCCCTTCGACCTGACACTCTCAATCAAGTCTGCGTCGGCACTATCGCCGTAGATCGCAGCGTTGCGGGGATGCGGATGAAGGTCTGCTATCGTGCGAGTATACATATCCATCCTTATAGCAATTCAAGCGGGATTGCTTGCTGGTCGAGTTCGGGCGGTTGCTTCGGTCGGAACGTGACATTGTGCAAGATAGCTTGACCTTCCTTGCTTTCCAACCGATACACGCCGTTCTTACGCCATTCGGGGAATCCGGGCCAGTTGGTACCGATGATATAGGTCCAGCATGACGCCTTGCGTGGTGTGCGGATGAGCCAGTAGTCTTTCTTGATTGCCGCGAGTCCTTCCGGCAACGTGATGTCAGGAATCCCGCGATTGTAGCGGTAGCCATTCACCCGCCGCACATCATTGGTCCGGCAATACATAAAGAGGTCGAGCCGTTTGGCTTGCGGATGAGCAAAGATGTCTCGTAACACGTCCCACGATGGCAATCCGTTTGGATCGTGATGAATGATGCCGGCGGGTTGCCCTGCCAGCGTGCGAATGTGCTGTGGGACGACGAGTGCATGATCGCCTTGAACCACGCGTGTATGGTCGTCAATGCCGATCCGATCACGCAACTCCACGGCTGATCTGCCATCCTGCTCTATCATCAGGGCATGATATGACAGCTTGAATCGCCTGATGGTATCAAGGAAGAGCAACGGACTCCCGTGGATTTGCAGTTGTGGCGCTATGCCTGGTCCGGCGTTCATATCAATATATTCATAGCGTGGACACCAGACTTTCTCGCTACATATCGTCATATGCAAGTTGAGCAGGGCCGCAAAGAGATCGAGCTTATCTTCGGTATCTCGACCTTCACCATAGGTTGCGCGTCGTTCGCTCATGGCTGCACCCAGTCAAACGCGCGCTTCTTTGCGGGGAACGCACGCATTGATCCCTGCCTGATTGCTGCGGCTATGCCAGCCGGACCAACCGTGTCAACCGGCGTTTGCTGCATCCGGTCGGACTCCTCACGCATCGCACGAGCTGCTGCGATGAGGTCCGGCGTCACGCTCGACGGCGTGGTCTGGGGGAGCGGTGGCACGTCACCACCAGCAAGCCAGTTAGACCAGAGCGTCGAAGCCGGACGCTCCGCAGTAGACGCGGCGACGAAACGCTTACAGCACACAATATCGTGCTCAGTCGTAACCGTGCCGGCGTCTACCGCTTCAACCGCTTTGGAGCGCCATACGCCCAGGGCGACGAGTTGATCGACCAGCTCGGCGCGGCGTGTCTGCTCACTTTCGATCTCGCACGCATCAACAATCTCCACGTCGATCCGCTCTCCATCGTCGTCTCTTTCGTAAACATCTCCTCCACCACCACCACCACCACCGGGAATCAACCGGAGGACTGGCGCCGGAGGAGGTATGGTGGTGGTTGTTAATTGGGTCTTGTTAACGTGGGTATTGTTAATATGGCTGTCAACCACAGCAACAGGGGGTGTTGCTGTGTGATACCCCCCCTGTTGCAGAGATACAGGGGGGGTTGCTGTGGTTGACAGCGGTTTGGCTTGGCTGTCAACCACAGCAACAGCGGTAGCACCACCGCTGTCAACCACAGCAACAGGGGTTTTGCTACCGCTGTCACTTTCTGCAACAGCGGTTTTAGCAACCTGGATCAGGGTGTAGATATTGGTTGTCTGACCACGGACAGGCAGCCGGCGAACGTCTACATGGATCAGTTCATGCCGTTCTAGGATGTGGATTGCTCGGAGGACGGTTGCCCGGCTGAGTCCGAGGTCATCAGCTAACGTCTGGTGCGACGGGTAACAGGTTCCATGATTGTCGGCGTGGCGCGTGAGCGACATATAGACAGCAAACGCATTGACGCCGATGAGACGGGCATAGCGGTCGTAGATCTCATTATCGGCCCAGAAGTGGCCGGGCCGACGCGCATCCCGCGCAATCCATTGTTCAACACTCATGGTGTTTCCTCCCGTGGGGGTTGCTGGCATGCGGCCAGGCGCAGCTCACGACGAAGCCGAGCAAGGAATCGCGGTCCTAGATTGGCCGCGATCTCGGCTTCACTCTTGGCTGCTAGGAAGTCGATTGAATCCTGACGCCAGCCATGCTCCGTGAGCAGCTCGCGGAGCTCGCGGGCAAAGTCTGATTCAGATGTGGTACTATGCATGCTCATAGAACCTCAGAATACAAAGCCGCCTCGACGTTTTGCCCGTCGAGGCGGCTGCTTTTAAGTCGGCGCACGATGCGCCCATCGGTGGTAGAGTTCGGACACCCTCCTGAGGGCAAAAGTCAGGAGGTCAATATCCCGGGCCACGCGGGACCGCATATCACTCGTGGCTCGGGATCTTCACGTCGCGTTCACCTCCTGCAACACTACGAGCGACAAACACGGGTACACTAGCACCTAGCTGATCCACCGGACGGGACCGCACATCACTCCCGATGCATCAGATCACGTCACTGACTTACCTGATACAACTGGCGAGTGACAGACTCTAGTGATGGAGTCCTGTCATGAGCTACCCAATGGTCCCGATCTCGACCTCGGACCTGGCCGAGTCCTTTCTCGACGCCAAAATCGCCAAGGGCCTGTCACCCAAAACGATCCACACCTATCGTGAGCGCCTGGCGCTCTTTGTCGCCTGGCTGGGTGACGGCACAATCACCCGCGACAATCTGCGCTTCTACCTGGCCCACCTGCAACGCAATCCCAGGCTGAGCAAGGCCACGGTTGCGGCCTATTTCCGCGACGTTGCCGTGTTCTGTGGTTGGCTGGTGACTGAAAAGCTCTTAGAAGCAAACCCGGCCTATAAGCTCGGGCCGCGTGTTCCCAAACGCAGGCCGCCGCACTACACCGAGTACCACGTTCGGCAACTGCTGGCCGTCTGCGATGCGCGCGACCGGGCGATCGTGATCGTGCTGCTGGATACGGGCCTGCGTGCCAGTGAGCTGACGAGCCTCAACCGCTCATCGTTCGATTGGGACACGGGCGGCTTCACGGTGATCGGCAAGGGTGACAAAGAGCGGGCCGGCTGGCTGAGCTCCTACGCCCAGGGTGTGCTCGTCGATTACCTGGACACGCGACACGATCGCAACCCGGCTGTCTTCACCGGGACGAAGGGACGCCTAACGCCGATCGGGGTCCACAAGATGCTCCATCGGCGCGCCGAACAGGTCGGCATCCGCGACGATGTGCGCCGGCTGATCCATTCGTTCCGCGTGACCTTTGCCAAGTCGTTCATTCAAGAGGGCGGCGATCTGGAATCACTGCGCGAGCTGCTCGGCCACGCCGACATCAGCATGAGCGCGTTCTATGCTCAGCTCGCGGATTCGGAGTTAGCTGAGGTCAAACACCGCGTCAATCCACTCGGTCGGATGATCGCGGGCGCAAGGATACCTGATTCTTACGAGGATAGCTGATTCAGACGCCGGACCGCGTGTTCTGGATCAGTTAGTTGAGGTTCGAATCCTTGTACCCCAGCCACAACTTAGTCGAGTCCACGGTGGACTCTGGATCATGTTCACCTGGTAAAGAGCTTCGAAAGGGGTTCTGTACCGGAGGTATGTGGGGATACTGACCCGTCGCCAAACTGAGCAGTAGAACCACAAACGAAGCGCCCGGACTAACAGCCTAATAAGCTGGTGTTAGTCCGGGCGCTTCGTGTTTCATCGTCACTTCGAGCTCGCTTTTTGGGCGGCCAACCTTTCGTTCATTCTTGTACGCTTCGATTTCTTCCCGCGTAAAGAACCAATAGCGTCCGGCAACTTGCCGTCCCATACGCCCTGCCTGCGCGAGTTCCGTGATGCGCTGGCGCGTCACGCCCAGCTCGCGCGCTGCGTCAGCGCCGGTCAACATATCATCAAGTTCCTGTAGCACCGTCAGCCCCTTTCCTGTGTCAACGAATATACACCGAACACTTGTGCGTGTCAACCATTTTCCAACCGTTGCCGAATAAATCATTGACAAGAGTAATGATAAGATGCTATAATCCTTTTTGTAGTCAAGGATTGTTCGGAACGTCGGACGGAACACAACAGCCCCGCAGGATCTAGTACATCCCACGGGGCCACGCATGGAGTAGACCATGACAGCTCAAATGGTAACACGGACGGTCACACCGGAGATGCTCACGGCAGGGTCGATGCTTGTTCGGATCGCCCATCCCGCCGATGCGAGCATGGCGCGGGCACTCGGCAAGGCCGAGCAGCGGTTGATCGACCAGGCATGGACGATCACCTGTGGCATCCTGCAGATCGCCTCATTCAGTCACCCGACGGATGTCAACGCCACCGACGGCCTTGAGTGTTCATGCCCCACATCAAAAGGTGTGTGCTATCACCGGGCAGCCTGGTTCATTCTTTCGACCATTGCCGCGTCGGGCATCAACCCTGTCGCGCCGATTCCGTTGCCGCTCTGTGTTGCCGAGGGCGATGACGAGCCGGGAAGTTTCTTAGATGGCGACTTCGACGGCTTCGCTGATGAGTCGCTGACAGGCTGGGACGAGTACGGCGATGTGATCCCGATGGCCCCGGTCGCTTTCGAGGAAGTTGACTACCTCCCGGTGTATGTGCCACTGGTCCGGCGCACACCGGCGCGCAGTGCGGAGCTGGTGCCCGCGCCCGGCTCTGACTTCGCCCGCGCCCAGGCCCTGGCTGATGAGCTCTTTGCAGCGTGATGGAGGGCAGCATGATCACGCTGAACACCTGGGCCGATCTCGCTGAGCTTCTGGATCTCATCCACGAATTGACCAGCGAGCACAGCCTGACTGACGAGGCGGCATTTGTGGCCGCGTGTGCCGAGCTGCCGGCGCTGCTGGAGCTGCCGGCGTCAACGCGGTATGCGCCGGCGCGCGTCGTTCTGTTCGACGATGACGGCCTCCCGGCGCGGCTGGGGGCCTGGTAGGTTCTCATGGAGGGAAGTATGGCAATTATCGCGTTTCTTCGCAACGACACGCGCACTGGCGAGGTCGAAACATGGTTTGAAGTTATGGACCAGGACGGCAAGACTATTGCCGTGGTAGACACAGAGAAGCAAGCTCGCAGCCTTGCGCCTGATGCTGTCATTGATTGGGATGAGGTCCGCTACCGGCAACGTCTCGCAGGGCAAGCCTGGTAGGGCTCTCAGCTTCCCCTCAGCATACTCTTATCCGTTCCCAAGACCACCGCTACACGAGTCGGTAGACTCCGACTCGTGTGCACCTTGCTTTTGTATTTTCTGAGAGGACATTGCAGTGTTTAACCGTGTACTTACTATTCTCCTGGCCGTTTGGCGTATCCTTGTGGCCGTTTGGCGCGCCTATGTGCGCCGTGTGCGTGCCGCAGAGGGCAGCCGCCAGATGGCCTGGATCATCGTGCCGATCTTCGGCCTGATCATGCTCTTTGGTATGCTCACGCCAACAGCCCCAGCCGCGCCCACCTCGGCTCGGCAGAAGTCGCCGCCAACCCGCACGTCAGCGCCAACCCGCACGCCGCGCCCACCGCGCAACACCCCGACCACAGCGCCCGACGTTGAGCAACCCGCAGCTATCGAGCCGACCGCAACGATCGAAGTGCCGGCCGAACAACCGACCGAGGCGCCGGTCGTCGACGCGCCTGCATCTGCGGCGGTGAGTGGCCCAGTCGCGCCCATCGGCGACGAGTGCCCGCCCGAGGCCATGATCAAGGGCAATCAGGGCACCAGCGGGTGGATCTATCATCGGCCAGGCGGCAGCTCGTATCGCCGCACCGACCCCGAGCAGTGTTTCGCGACGTCAGCCGATGCCGAAGCTGCCGGCTATCGAGCAGCCAAGCGCTGACGGCACAAGAGTTGATGGACTGGACCGAACGCTAGGCGCAAGCCCTGGTCATACGAACGGCTGCACAATGATGTGCAGCCGTTCGGCATTTAACGGTGCTCCCGTTTCAACGATTGTACCAGTGGTTCGTACTGGCCGAGATAGTCAATCACACACGATTCACACCAGGCTCTTGCCCACATATCCAAAATATACGGATCATCATTGGCGATCCGTTCCTTGCATATAAGACAGATCAGGATCGGTGTTGCTTGCGCTGGCATCCGGCGATTCTCCCATGGGGGCAGGGTGCGACCTTGACCGTCACCCCCCAGATTAAGCCAGAGGTCGCTGCCCTGATGCTACAATCCTAGCATGGATACTGACCCGCTGGTCTGTCTGGTTCGTCCCCTCTATGACGAGGACGGCACCGTGTATGCACCTGCCCGATCACTCATGGTTGTGGTCTATCAACAACTCGGCTTTATTACCACGTTCTGCCGGCCTGGTACGCGTGACCTGTACTACCTGATGGAACCTCCGTTGCCGTGGACCGCCACATAGCTTTTGAAGATGGCCCTTTGCACCTGCTATCGTAAACAGAGCTTTGCATAAGCTAAGGAACCTGATGAGATTTTGTTATGCCGACCCGCCCTACATCGGGCAAGCGCAGAAACACTATAGCCATGATCCGAACTGCGCGGAAGTTGACCACGCGCTACTGATTCCGCAGCTGCAGCGCGACTATCCCGATGGTTGGGCGCTCTCGTGCTCGTCTCCGAGCTTGCAGCAGATTCTTTCGTATTGTCCTACTGATGTCCGGGTGATGGCCTGGGTCAAGCCGTTCTGTGCGTTCAAGGCCAATGTGAATCCGGCCTATGCGTGGGAACCAGTGATAGTACTGGGCGGGCGCAAGCGCACACGGCAGCAACCAACCGTCCGTGATTGGCTGGCCGAGAGTATGACACTTCGGAAGGGTCTGACAGGCGCAAAGCCAGTAGCGTTCTGTTTCTGGATTTTTGATGTGCTGAACATGCAACCCGGCGATGAGTTGATCGATCTGTTTCCTGGCACCGGAATTGTTTCCTCGATCTGGCAGATGTACCAGGAACGAGAGCGCGGTGAGCAGATCGACTTATGGCCGATGATAGCGGCGTAGCTATTGTGAATCAGCAAACACGGGAATACCCCTCCACTCTGCTATACTCCGAACCGTCCGGCGCTCTCGCAGGGGCCAGACAAATAGAAACGCACCGATGGTATCAATCGGTGCGTTTCCCTTACCCTCAAAGGTACTGCCGATATACTAACCACCCTAACCACCCTAACCACCGTCTAACCACCGTCTAACCACCGTCTAACCACCATGTGACAGTTCTTGACACAACCCGTATAATCGAAGTGACCGCACAGTCGAGCGCGTAAGCGTATCCTGTGCGGTTTCCCGCGCGCGCTCGGCTGCTACGGGCTGAGGCGCAATGGACTTACTCATCTTCTTAGTTGTGGCATTGGTCATTCTGGCCTTACTCGGCTGGATTCTGACGCTCATCCCCATGCAACAGATCCTCCGCAACATCATCATGGTCATTGCCATCGTGATAGTCATTCTGATCCTGCTCCAACGCCTGGGCTACCTCTAATGACCGAGCTTGATGCAAAGCTCACCGTGTTGGTCCATCTGTTAATCCGGCTGTTTGTGTCCATGCTCGTGATCCTGTTCCTCACCGTGCTTGTGGCGATGCTTGTGGCCTTGCGCCAGGTTGGGGTGCTATGACTGAGCTTGACCAACGCTACCGCAAAGATCTACGCCACCCGGCTGGATTCGGCTATGGCCGCGTCTCATCTTCGAGCGGTGACTGGACAGGATGGCGACCCGGCAAAGCTACCTCACTGGTCATCCATAGCACCAACGGCAATAAAGGGTCAACCCTGGCAGGCGAGGCCGCATTTCTGCGCGACAGTAAGAACGTCTCGTGTAGTGACCTCATTGGCAAGGATGGCACCATCGTTGAGATATTGCCGGCTGGCATGGTGCCCTGGCACGCGGGCAGTTGCAAGCCACCGTTCGCCAACCACCTCTCCATCGGTATCGAACTGCACCATGCGGTCGGGGAGGCCTACACCTCGAAGCAGATGCAAGCCCTCACCGAACGCGTTCTTGAGTATATCGCCGTCTACCATCTCCCGGACACCCTGATAGAGACGCATCGGTTTATTGCGTTGCCGGCTGGCCGCAAGGTGGACCCAAGCGATTGGTCCGATGATGAGTTCTACGCCTGGCGCGCGAGCCTGTATAAGACCGACCAGCCGCTGGGAACCGTTGCGGTTGACCCACGCCTCAAAGCCTACTGGGAAAAGTCAGGTGGTATCTGGCAGAAGGACCGCTTTGCACCAGGCTATGCCCTGACGCCACTCACCAACGGCGTGCAGATGTTCGAGCGCGCCGGCCTGCGCCTGCATCCGGATGGGCAGATAGACGCGTTATTGCTGTCGGAGCTGGTCTGATGAAAACACCGCACGACACGCTGCTCGTCCGTCAGCTCCTCGCACCCGGTATGCCGCTCGTCTCAAAGGTGTACCAATGCGGCACGCAGATGCTCATCCAGTGGCGCAACCGTCCTCACGCGCTTGACCTTGAGGTCCACGAAGATGGCCGCGCCGAGTGGGAGTACGTCAACCTGGCAACGCAGGAATGGTGGGAGTTGGACCAGGACGCCGACGAGCCGATAGCAGCGGCTGCATGGAGCAAGCTCAGGCTCGTCACCGAGAGGCGGGCCGCATGAGACGATTTAGCTACATCCTCGCCGCGATCATCTGGTTGCCGCTGATCATGTCGAGCGTGCCCGTCCCACCAACCGCACCGACTGAGCCAATCGTGATTGATGTGCCGCCGTTCGGAACGGGCCTCAACTTCACCAACCCGCAGATCATCCGTGACCGTGCGGGCGTGATATGGGCGGCAACCCGCGCCGATAGCTCAATCGGTGGGCTGGTGTGGCGCGTGGATGGCTATCAGGGCACCGCACCCGGCCAGCGTGGGACACCAACGCAAGTCAACCCGACCAACCCGACCCAGTTCTTTGCCAACGGTGAGTTGGTCGTGATGCCGGACGGATGGCTTTGGTACGTGACCGTGCAGATTGATAACCTACGCGACCGTAACCCGTTAGCGCAGACCGCGTGGCCTGTACCGGGATGGACACCATGATCGTGCCGATTGCAAGTCAATCAGGCGCGCAATCGCGATATTTAGATATCTAAATACGGACAACTATGCCATTTCAGAAGGGCTGGAAAGGTGGTCCAGGCCGGCCACCGCAGAAAAAAGAAGATGGTGAGCAGATGGTCCTGCTAACCGTCTTTGATGAGGCAGCAGAGCGCGCGGCGACGATAGCGATGGTCAGACAGGCCAAGAAAGGCAACGTCGCAGCGTTCAAAGAGTTGATGGACCGCAAATACGGCAAGGTAAGCGAGAACGTCGATCATGGCGGCACAGTCGTTATCCAGATCCGAGAAGAGCGGGCACGGGCGCCCTCTGGGCACAAGATCCTCGACGCCGATTTTGGTTGAGCAGCCGAGGCTCCATCCCGCGCAGCGCACAATCGTCGCCGGCCACGCTCGGCAGACGGTCGTGTGCTGTGGCCGCCAGTTCGGCAAGTCAACCCTTGCTCAGCATCAACTGATGACCAAAGAGATGATCACGCAGCCGACCGCCTACTGCGCGCCTACTCACAAGATGCTCACGCAAGTGTGGCGCGAGTTGTGTGAACGGCTTGACCCAATCATTGTTCGCCGCCAGGAGCAAGCACACCGGATTGAGTTGATGAGTGGCGGTGTGATTGAAGGCTGGTCACTCGATGATCCCAACGCGCTACGCGGCCGGCGCTACAAACGGGTGATTGTCGATGAGGCCCGCCTCGTGTCCGATCTTGAACACACCTATTTTGCTGTCATCCGTCCGACGCTGGCACGGCTGCGTGGTGATTGCTACCTGATCTCGACACCGGCCGGCCTCGATGGATTCCATGCTCTGTTTCAGCGTGGCATGAATAAGGAATCCGGCTGGTCTGCGTTCCGCTTTCCAACCCATGCAAATCCCTACATCGCAGCCGCTGAGCTTGACGATATCAAGTCAATGTTACCCGCGACGGTGTACGCCGCCGAGATACTGGCCGAGTTTGCCGATACCGGACTCACCGTCTTTCGTCAGGACGATATAAGCGCGGCTGAGGATGGCGCAATCGGTGAGACAGCACCCATCACCGGACGGCGCTATCTGACCTCAGTGGACGTAGGCCGGCGTCAGGATGCGACCGTGATCGCAACCGTGGATACAACTGCCGATCCGTTTCAGCTTGTCGCGTTTGACCGTTTAGAACGTATCCCCTATCCGGTGATTCAGGCGCGTATCGCCGAGCGCGCGCGGGCCTATCCCGGCCGGCTGATTATCGAGAGTAATGGCGTCGGTGATCCCCTCATCGAGAATCTTGACGTGTACGCCGAGCCATTCGTGACCACGGCAAAATCAAAAGTGCAAGCTATCCAATCGTTGCAATTGCTGCTTGAACAACGGCGCTATAAGGCCAGATGGTCAGACCAGGCCAGGCGCGAACTGATGACCTACCAGTGGGATGACCGTTCTCTCACGCAGGATTGTGTGATGGCTCTAGCAATCGGTGCCGCGCATATGCGGATTCCGACAAGCGCGGGGATCTGGTGATGAGCACACGTCTGACAACCTTCACCCGCGACCGTCTGGTCAAGGCCAGTACCCGCTCACGCGATGCGACGTTTACGGCAGTTGGCGGCAGTTTGCGGTCACTGGCAACGTCAACGCTGTCACTGATTGCGGGCGTTGAGAAGCGCGGCTGGTCCATCGGGTTGGACGGCTACACCGCCCGCACGATTGACGCCTCCGATACCGGGACACTGCTCCAGCAGCTCACGCTCAATGAGATCGTGTATGCCTGTATGCGCGAACGCATGAAGGTGCTGATCACGCCCGCGTTCGTGGTAGAACGCCGCCAACCGGATGGCTCGTATCTGGTAGATGACCGGCACGCACTCACGGCACTCTTGCGCCGTCCTGGTCCGAACATCGATACCGCAACCCTGTGGCGCTGCATGGAGGCATCGTACGCATCGCTCGGCAGACTGTACCTGGAACCAAGCTATGGTCGTGGTGGCGGCCTTGCGGCACTCAATCCGCTCAATCCATCCTACATCACCGAGCGCTTTACGGATGGTGCGCTGGTCGGCTATGACTGGTCACCACCGGATGCGCGCATGGTGCGCTTCGGTGTGGATGACCTGATTGTGCGCCGAGCGGTTGACTGGGCAGATGTGCCGCCGCTGATTGCCGCGCTCGGCGCTGTCGAGGCCGACCAATTCTCGAATGACTTCATGCGCGGCTTCTTTGCGAACGCGGGCGTGCCGTCCGGTATCGTCAAGGTCAAAGGCTCCTGGTCAAAGGAACTCACTGATGCCTTCCGTGGGACGTGGATGGAACGCTTCGGACCAGGGGGTATGGCGGCCGGCGGCCCGGCGATCTTCGATGAGAACATTGAGAGTTATACAAGACTCGGCGTCAGCTTAAACGAATTGGACAATGAAACTTTACGCATGTTCATTGAAACACGTATCTGTATGTGCTTCGGTGTGCCGCCGCTGATCATCTATGCGTATGCCGGCCTACTCAAAGCAACCTATAGCAACCTTCAAGAGGCATGGGCGAGCTACTGGGATGCGACAGCACTGCCACTTTTGAAAGAATGGCAAAATTGGATCGACTTTGCACTCCTTACCCAATACGAAGATCGTGATGATGTGCTGCTCGGTAACGTGCGGTCCAGGTTCGATCCAACGGGCATAGGACCATACCAGGAAGATGTCGACGCGAAGATCACGCTCTACCGCGACGCCTATGATGCGGGCGCTGTCACGATGAACGAACTACGCGCCGTGATGGGGCTGGCTGGCCATCCTGACGGCGACGTATTCAAGGCACCACCGTCACCACCCGTTCCGTGGCAGCTCCCACCAACAGACCCGCAGGAGGCCCTGGCAGCCACCGAGAGCGACGAAGCGCCGATAAAGAGTCTGCCGATCGTGCATAACGTCAAAGCCAAGCCAAAGCCAACACCGAGGCTTGACGCCGATGTACAGAAGTACCTCAAGAATGAGTATGCGAAGGGCCGGCGCGTGGTCATCTCAGAAGGTGCTGAGGGTGCGGTCGTTGCACTCGAAGATGCGCTGGACAGCGGGACGGGGTTATTCGGCATCATGGGACCAGCCGAGCGCAAAGCCTACACCGAGTCATGGAAGCAGGCCGCACTCAAGATTGATTGGGACGTGACGCTCGATACGGGCGATGTGACCCGCGCGGTTGACCTCCTGGCCGAACGCTGCGTGGGCATCGCGGGCACGACCCGGCAAGAGATTGCCGACCTGATTATCAAGGGCACGCAGGAGCAATGGTCGGATGCTGAGATTGCCGAGAAGATCGGCGAACTGGGCTTTACCCGCTCAGCGGCACGCGCGCCACTGATCACCCGCACTGAGCTGGCAATCGCAAGCACGACCGCTGCCAGGGATGCGTACCAGGCCAGCGGCATTGTCTCTGAGCTTGAATGGTTGACCGGACCTGATCCGTGTCCAGAGTGCCAGGAACGCGACGGCAAGCACTATGCACTCGACAGCGCACCAGAGTTGCCAGCGCACCCGGCGTGCGTTTGTGATTACGCCCCGATTGTGGCCGCAACGATGGAGGTGGCACCATGAACTTCTTTGAGATCGACAAGTTGAAAGTCCTCTCTCCGGTGGATGGCGATGTGATTGTCGTCACTTGCCACGGTCATATGAGTGAAGCATTCGCAAAGCAAGTGAAAGAGAAGATCAGTGAAGCCTTACAGCTTGACGGCAAGGATGTACAGATCGTTCTGATTGATGAAGATTTTGAGTTCGATCTGATTCGAGGGGAGAAGGCTGTCAGTCTCAGAGCATTCCTGAACGATCCGGCGTCCCCATCGCTGAAAGGTGGTGTGACAGTATGAGTGACGATCTACGCGCGGCTGAGGCGTTGGCCGCGTTGCAATCACTGAATCCTGACCGCATTGAGTTCAAGGCCGATATACCGACCTCTGTCCTTGACATTGATAACCGTGATGTGACCACGCTCTTCTCGGTGGACAACCTTGATAGCGTTGGGGATATTGCCGAAGTATCGGCATTCAGGAAGTCGATTGCTGAGCGCAGCGGGCGCATCCCGCATTTATTCATGCACGAAACCGCACAGCCTGCCATCGCTCGGATACTTGAGTTCCAACCATTGACCCGCGCCGAGCTGCCGACCGATGTGCAACAGGAGCATCCTGAGGCGACCGGGGGGATGGCGTGCGTGTCACGCTACCTCAAGAGCGGTCGTGGCGCTGAGGTGTTCGAGGGTCTGTCGGAGGGTATTGGCTACCAGGCCAGCTTTGGGTATCAGGTGGTCCGGTCTGAAAACAAGACACTGAGCAACGGACGCAAGGCGCGCGTTATCAAAGAGTTGCGCTTGTTCGAGGTGTCCACAACCTTACCCGGCCACGCCGCCAACGCTGCGACCCGCACACGACTCGGCAAAGCCCTTGAGTTGCTTGAGGAAATGAAAGCAGGCTGGCGTCACGGCCAGCATAACGATATTGCCATTCTGAATCAGATCGCTGCCCTGGTCGCAAGCCTGGGCGCGAGTAATATCACGCTGATCGACGCCGCGCCGCAGGCTCAGCCCGCACGCACCTCGACTGTGATTGATGACCTTCTCTCCGAAGTCAGTTCAATCTACGAGGTGTCCAATGTCAGCATACGCGGCGAGATTGAAGCAAGACATGAAGCCGAAGCTGGAAGAGCTTCGTGAGTTAAACCTGATCGATGCCCCCACCGATGAGCAGAAGTCGGCAATCGACAGTCTGACCGTCTCACTCAGCACGATGAAGGCTGAGTACGACAAGGCCATCGAGCGGCACCAGAAGTCGCTCGGCGCCGAGTCAATGTTTGAAAGTCTCAGCGAGCCGGCACCGCAGCCGCGCGCCGTGTATGAGAAGTCGTCTATCGGCCAGCAGAGCGAAAGCAAGGGCTGGTTCGATACCGTTGTCGAGAGCAAGAGCTTCAAACGCGGCATTGACGACTTTATGAATGTCCGTGAAGTCATGCCGCTGACGAAGCTGTTCCCCGGCTTCTCTGAGGCCAAGGCGGTGTTCATCCCCGGCAACCTGGATAGGTCGGGTGGTCTGGTTGACGTATTCAACAGTGCGACCCAGCCGCGCAAGCGCCATCCGGTGCTTGACCTGATCCGCACGGTGCCGACCAACCAGTTCAATATCAACTATCTGCCGCTAACGTTCACGAATAACGCCGCCAGTGTTGCTTTAGGTCAGCCTAAACCAGAAAGTACGAACACTGGTGACATTTTGACTCTGACGCAGACGACAATTGCACATTGGAAGGAAACTGTCCGACAAGTATTGAAATACATCCCGCAGTTGAGGGGTGAGATCGAGACTGAGTTATCGGAAGGCGTGCTGGAACGACTGGAAAACCGCGTGCTGCACGGCACCGGCGTTGCGCCACAAATGAACGGCGTACTCAATCAGGTCACTAACACCGCAGGCGGCGATGACCTGATTGAGCAGCTTTTCAACGCCACCGCATCGGTTGAGTGGGCGGGTGGCGTGGTTGACGCGATCCTGGTCAATCCGCTTGATTGGGGCAAGTTGGTTGAGTGGGAGTACGGCAACAATGCGAACCACCCGGTCATCACCGCCAACTCCTTCAACGGCTATCCGGTCGTCAAGTCGCGGTCACTGGCGGCTGGTCAGGCCATTGTCGGGGATTGGGCATCGGCAGTCGTGCTGTATGTCGGTGATGCGCTCCGCGTTGACGTGACTGAGGCGCTCGGCTTCAAGTCGAACATCGTCACGTTCCGCGCTGAGATGGATGCGGTGGTCCTCGTGAGCCGGCCCTGGCTGATGTACAAGTGCGCCGGACCACTGCCGGTTGTGATTGGCAGCTTCGCGGCACGCTCAGCACCCGAAGGACGCGCTGCTGACGAAACACCCGCCAAAAAGGGCAAAGGGGAATAACCAATGAGCACGATCTGTACGGTGTCTGAGCTGCGGCAATACCTTGACCAGATCGGTGTGAGTGCCGAGAAGGATGCACTGCTGCAGGTCGTGCTCGACCGCGCTGAGGCCACCATCACGCGCTACTTAACCGGCGTGACCATCGAGGCACCCGCGCCGGAGGATATCAAACAGATCACCCTAGAGGTTGCGACCGGCTACCACCAGACACGCGGGGTGGTAGCCGGCACGCAATCGATGGGGCCGGATGGTGTTGTGACGCTCACGCCGTCCGGTGGGTTGACCGGACCACAGAAGGCTGCACTGAGGCAGTATCGGATCGAGCAGGGGGCAATAGCGTTCTGATGGCTGCAGATGACTTCACCCGCGTTGCTGGCCAGCTCGAGCGCCTGGTCCCAAAGACGCTGCCGGATGCGATGCACTCGGTAGTCCTGCAAGGTGTGGCCATTATGAAACGTGAGACGCCGCGCAAGACAGGCCGGCTGTCGAGGTCGATTAATGGCCGGGTCGAGCAGGGCGGCAAACGGGGCATCGTGGATACGAACGTTGCCTATGCGACTGCGGTAGACGAAGGGTCACCACGGCGCGACATCGTACCTCGACGAGCAAAGGCGCTGTTCTGGAAGGGTGCGCGGCATCCGGTCCGCAAGGTCACGATACCAGCGCGCAAGGGGCGCCACTTCAAGCAACACACGGTAGAACGACTGCGACCGATTGCCGAGAAGGAATTGAGCAGCGTCTTTGGGAAAGCATTGGGGCAAATAAAGTGAGCGCAGTAGCAGCCAGGCAAGGACTGATTGAGTGCATCAGCACGATCACGAGCCTCCACGTCCTCGATGCTGAACCCTTCTCCCTGCAAGAGCGGCCCGCCGCGATTATCTCACTCATCGGCGGCACGTTCTCCCCAACTGCCCAGGTGAACCCGCGCGTGTGGCGCTTTGCCGTGCGGGTCTGCGTTGCATTGCAAGATCCGGTCGAGGCTGAGGCCGAGTTGGTTCCTTATGCCGACCTCATTGGAGAAGCGATCCGGGCCGATATGACGCTCGGAGGGAAGGCATCGGTTCTGCGGGGGATGGAACTCAGCAGTGAGGGCGGTGACGGCTACTACACGGTCAACGATACGACCTACCGCTCGATGGTGTTTCGGCTCGATGTAATGGACAAACTGTAAAGGGGAAAATCTATGCCAGTTTTCCGATATTTTGACGCATCAAAACTTGAACCGGGCGACAGTCTACCGCTCGGCGTACCGGCGCGTGACCTGACGGAGGACGAGTACAACGAGTTCCCTGAGCATGTACGCACGAGCATTGATGCCTGGGCAGCATTCCGGAAGACGAAGCCGAAGGCATCCAAAGACGAGCCGGAACCCGCAGCGGAGCCGGAACCAACCGATGAGGCCGCACCCGTATAACGCAAAGTTGTAGTCGAGCTACAGCAGGAGGAACCCAAGATCGAAATTGCATTTGAGGAATTTTTAGGCGCCCTGGAGGTCACGCGCGGGACGGTGATCCCGGTACCAACCCACTCATTCTATCTGGGCGGGACCATCCAACAGGCGTTCGATGTGTACCGCAAGACGATCACGGACGGCACGCTGGAACTGTACGCATCGGAGACGATCACCCGCAAGTGGTCGGAGTGGCAGGTGGCCGGCGCGATTGATACCTACAATGCGCCGTTCTGGTTCAATATGCTGGTCAAGCCAGTAACCACTGGTGTGGCACCACCAGGGGGCACGACGTCGCGGCTGTGGACCTTCACGCCGATTGTGACCTCTGATGTGCAGAAGAGCGCAACCCTGTTCTTTGGCGACCCGAACGTGCAAATCTGGCAAGCCGCCTATAGCATGGCCGATGCCTTCACCATCACGAGCGATGCGACAGGGACCGACCCGGTGATGATTGAGATCAACGGCATGGGGCAACCGATGACGAAGGTGTCCGATCCGGTTGTGCCGACGCGGGCGGTTGGGGATGCGCTGCTCCCGACCTATATGCAATGCTGGATTGATACCGGGGCAGGCGTCATTGGTACAACCGAGGTTGTCTCACGCCTGGTATCGGCAACGCTCTCGGCAGACCTGACACGGACACGCAAGTTCCTACCAGGCGGGCCGACGAGCGGTCTGAGCTTCAACCGGACGGGTGTCGGCAAACGCGCCGCAACCAGCACCCTACGGTTTGAAGTGCCCGATACCGCTGAGTGGGATCTGATGGACGCCGGTACACCGTGCAAGGTCAGGGTACGGATCAGCGGGGCGCCAATCGCGGCTGATCCTGGCCAGTATCACTATATCCAATGGGACATTTTTGGAATTATGGCCGAACCCGCCTGGGGTGAGTTCGAAACCACGAACAGAACATTGGACGTGACGATAACATCAACCAAGGACGCAACTGTCGGCTATTCCTGGGCGCTTTATTGTCAAAGCAACAGGACCACACTATGATCTCGGCATTTGTGGATACAACCCGGCTGGCCGTGACAGACGGTGACGATACGATCTATATCAAGCCACGGATGGACTACGGGACGTGGTGCAGAGTGCGGGACACGCTGGCACGCATGGCGATAGCCAACGGCCAGGTCGGAGAGCTGCACGTCACGACCGGCTCACAGGAGCTGGCACTGGCGATCCATAACATCGTCGGTTGGGATGGACCCGCGTTCGTTGACCCGATGACCAAACGCGCCGTTCCCTGCACACCGGAGAACATCGAACGATTAGAGCGGATGTTGCCAGTGTTTATCAAGGCGCGCGAGAAGATCAACGAAGTCAACACGGATGCGATGCCCGACCCAAACGTATTGACCGCTGGCTCGCAGTCCTCGATGGTAAGGCTGGTGAGACCGGCGGACGTTATGACCTCCACGTGATCTTCGCGGATGCGTATAACTGGACACCGGATCAGGTTGACCGGATGCCCGCGCAGTTTGTCGCTGAGCTGCTGGCCTACCGGACGGCGCAAGGTGATCATGCCGTGCAGGAGGCCGACCTTGATACCAAAGCGCGTGAGCGCAGACAGAAAGCACTCATCACGAAGCGAAAGATCGCCATGATGAAACGCAGGAACGGCAATGGCTAGCACTGCTGAACTGAACCTGGTCATCGGCGTTGTCGATAAGGCCTCCGCTGGTCTGAGCAAGATCGGCGGCAGTCTCGGCACGATTGGGAAAGCGGTGGGCGGCCTGGCGTTCGGCGGTGCAATCGTGGGGGCGGGTGCGCTCGGCACTGCACTGGTGAATGGCATTGGGGATGCGCGCGAAGCCAATCTGGTATTCGCACAAACGCAGGCAGTTATAAAAAGTACCGGAGGGGCAGCCGGCTTTACTGCCGATGAGATCGCGGATATGGCCGGTGAGCTATCGGCGGCGTCCGGTAAATCCCTCTTTGGGGATGATGATATCCAGCGCGGCCAGAACATGCTGCTGACATTTACGAATATCAGTGAGAAGTTACCGGATGCCACGCAAACGATGCTCGACATGGCGACGGCGATGGGAACGGATGCGGAAGCCGGCGCTATCCAGCTCGGCAAAGCACTCAATGACCCAACCGAGGGCATATCGGCATTGACCAGGGTTGGTGTGACCTTCACCGACCAGCAGAAAGAACAGATCAAGACCATGCAGGACGCCGGCGATATGGCCGGTGCGCAAGCGGTCATCCTGGCAGAACTCAACAAAGAGTTCGGTGGGAGTGCCGAGGCCGCGGCCAAAGCGGACGGCGGCTGGGCGCAACTCAAGGACCGCATGGGTGAGATGGCCGAGAGTGTCGGCTCTGCGGTCCTCCCGGCATTGAATGATGTGGTTGGTGGATTGAACGGCATGGTGACGGCCTTCGAGGAGGGCGGTCTGACCGGGCTGTGGGAGATGGTGGGGCCGAAGCTGTCCGAGTTCGCTACCAATGTTGGCACCTGGATCACCGAGCAAGGGCCAATCTGGGCGGCAAAGTTGGTTGAATGGGCAACCGCGTTCTGGAACTGGGTCGTTGAGGCGGGACCGCCATTGCTTGCAAAGCTGGCCGAGTTCGGCGCCAAGATGATCGACTGGATCGCATTGCACCTGCCAGTCTGGGCGGCTGAGCTGCTCAAGTTCGGGGTTGCTGCGGTGGTCTGGGTGAGTGATGCGCTGCCTGGTCTGATTGAGAATCTGACGACATTCGCAAGCAAGATGATTGATTGGGTGATTGACCGTCTGCCGGTGTGGGGTGCGAACCTGGCAAAGTTTGCCGCCTTAGCCGCGCAGTGGGTGCTTGATGCACTGCCGACATTGCTTGAGAATCTCGGCACGATGTACGGCAAGCTGCTCACGTGGATACTTGAGACGGTGGTCAAGGTCACGCCTGAGATTGTCAAGCTGGCAGAGAAGTTTGTGAACTGGGTCGATACCGAGGTCATGCCGAAGATACCGGGAGTGCTTGATAAAATCTGGGTCGCCTTGCAGAAGTTTGTCGAGGGTGCGCGGAAAGACCTCGAACCTGAGATCGACAAGTTGTCGAGTGAGTTCTTGAAATGGGTGGACGAGGATGTCACGCCGTTTATCAATGCCGAGCTGGAGAAGATCAAGCAAAAGATCGTGGAATGGCTGGTCGGGATGGTCCTCTGGGCACCGATGGCGTTGAATGGGATTGGCGTCGGCCTGGTGCAAGGGCTGATTGATGGCATCAATT